GACCATGTGAACGTCGACACTCAAAGCATGATGCAGCGGATTCGTCGGGCGTGCGGTCGCACGGTTCGGCCGATCTTCATATCGCGATGATTCCACATTACAGCCGCCCCCCCTCTTCTCTCGCTTGAACAAGTAACGTGCGCCGGCGCGTCTCGCGCGCCTATATGCTGTCGCATGCGAGAGCACGCCAAACAGGAAGCAACCGGAACGCCGGTCTACGTCCGCGCGGCGACAGGCGCGGCGAAGTCTGACATCAGCGTGGCGACCTGGTGGCGCTGGGTCAGAGACGGACACCTACCACCCCCAGCGCTCAAGATGCCCGGCGTCACCTTGTGGGAGTGGGCGGCCGTCGATCGCGCGCTCCGGACGCGTGGTGGTGCAGCATGACCCCCGACACGACCCCGACGGCGACCGCCGACGACCTGGCCCGGCTCGACGTCGCCGAGCTCCGCATCCTGCCACTACGGACCGATGCCGCACCCGACCAGCAACATCAACGCGCACTGGACGTGTCGGCGTGTGCGGCGAGCCTCGATCCTCGCGACCCCGCCCTCATAAAGCGGGTGTGGGAGATCACCCGCGCCCTCGCCGCCGAGGTCGAGATCCCGACCGGCAATCGCCTCCGCGTCCTGAACCTCGAGAAATTCCTGACGCTCGAGATCCCGCCACGCCGGCCGATCCTGACACCGTGGCTCGACGAGAAAACGCTCGCCATGATTCATTCGTGGCGGGGCTGCGGCAAGACCTATCTCGCGCTCGCGCTCGGCTTCGCGATCGCCACCGGCCGCTCATTCCTCACCTGGAAGGCGCCGCAAGCCCGTCGGGTGCTCTACCTCGACGGCGAAATGCCCGCGGCCGACATGCAGAAGCGGCTGGCTCAGATGGCAGCCGTACCAGCGGCCGACGCTCCCGAGCCCGATCCTGATTACTTCCAGATGCTCTGCGGCGACCTGCAGGAATCCCCGCTCGGCCATCTCGACACCCCGGAAGGACAGAGCGCGATCGAGCCGTGGGTAGAGAAGGCCGACGTCATCATCATCGACTCTCTGACCACGTTGACCTCATCGGTCCGGGAGAATGACGCCGAATCCTGGCTCCCAATGCAGGAATGGCTGCTCGCCCTTCGCCGCCGAAACAAGGCCGCCATCTTCCTGCACCATGACGGCAAGGGCGGCGCCCAACGCGGCACCTCCAGCAAGGAGACGGTGCTCGACGTCGTCCTGCAGTTGAAGCGTCCAAGCGACTACGAGGCAACGCAGGGCGCCAGGTTCGAGGCGCATTTCGAAAAGACCCGCGGCTTCACCGGCAAGGACGCCGAGCCGATCGAGGCCGCGTTGACAATCGACGATCACGCCCGACCCGTCTGGACCACACGACGGGTCACAGAGACGCAACGCGACCGTGGCCTCGCGCTGCTTGGGAACGGCGCCAAGGTCAACGACGTGGTGCAGGAACTCGGCGTGGACCGGGCAACGGTCTATCGCTGGAAGGCAGCCGGCGCCGAGTCGCACCCGTCGCACGCCTAGGCAATGCGACGATGCGACTTTTTCGAGAAAGCGAGGCTAAGTCTATGATTGACCGCACGAAATCGGCGTCGCACTCCCATGCGACGGCCGCACCCCAAGGTGCGACGGGTACGGGTGCGACTCCCATCAAGCGCACGCTCCAGGCGACGGCGACCGCCACCTTGACCCGGCTCGGGCTCGAGGCCGACCCGCCGCCTGATCGCACCCGCCTGCCGTCAACGTGCCAGGTCTGCAACGGCGTCATCTACTGGCGCCCGTTCGGATCTATTGAGCTCCACTGCAACTCATGCCGCCCTTGTCCAACCCCGAGCGCGGCGCTCTGGTACGCCGCCGAGATCCCCGGCGACCCGCTGGCCGACCTCTACGACCCCGACACCCGCGCCGACCTCGCCTGGCTCGCCCGTCAGCGACCCGCCATCGTCAGCGAGCTCCTCACCCTCGAACGGCGCTGTGATGCGCTCACCGGCTGCCCAGACGCCCGGGCGTTCGAGGACGCCTGCCGCATGCTGGTCGAGGCCGTGCATCGGCTCTGCCGGCAGTCACGCCTGATGCAGCAGATTCCGAACTGACAACCCGAAAGAGAGGACCACCATCATGACCGAGAACACCATCAACGATCCGCTGGGCACCCTGATCGCCGACTTCATGCAGGCCGAGAAATGCGAGCAGGCCGTGGCCGAGCACGCCGTCGTGCGCGTCTGCCAATTCCTCGGGCTGCGCGACGTCCGTGACCTGCCCGCGACCCTGGAGCAGCTCGAGGCCGAGACGCTCACCGCATCGGGCATCGGCGTACGGCAAGCGCGGCTGCTCCGCTGCTTCTTCGATACCGCCATCATCGGCGTGTTGCCCGCGGCTCGGCGAGCGTTGACGACCATCCTCGCGAACGCCGAGCACATCACCCTTGTCGACGAGGTGCGGCACTGATGGCTCAAGCTACCTCTACGCCGCGGCACATGCGGGGACGCGTAGCGCAGCGTTTCACCCGCTGCACCCCCTGAAATCGAAGGGAAATCCCAGCGAAGTGTAATTGCATCGAGCTCATGCAGACGAAGTAGGTGGTGACTGATGCCGAGACCGATGGCGGCTGCGACGACCGGAAATTTTACCGATCACACCGCCTTTATGAAGGCGGGCTGAACATGAAGACGAACCACAAGTTTCTGGCCCGAGTGGGGCCAGAAAGTCAGAGGCGGCAACCTGTCCCAAGTCGGGACGGGTTACGGCCCGACTCGGGCCGAAATATGCGGCGAGTCGCCGCGTAATTCCCGACACGCCGACGAGAGCACGATGGCAGGACGAGGCGGCAAACGACCAGGAGCAGGACGACCACGGGCGCCGGGCGAATCTCTCGAGAACGCTCGGCGCCGGCTGGCCCGTGCCAATGCCGACCGCCGCGAGCTCGAGGTGCAACGCCTGCGTGCTGAACTGCTCCCCGCCGATGCCGTCGCCCGCGAGTGGCAGGACGTGCTGCGCACGGTGCGGGCCGGCGTGCTCGCCATCACGAGCCGGGTGCGCTCGCAGCTCCCGCACCTATCGGCCCACGACGGCGCCGTGATCGACGCCGAGATTCGAGCCGTACTCTCGGCGCTCGGTACTGGTGACGATGCCGACGCTTCGTAGCGTTCGCCGTCAATCGCTCCGCTCGCTGATCCCGGCGTTGCGGCTCCAGCTCTCGACGTGGATTGAGACGAACGTCAGGCTGCCCGAAGGCGTCTCGGCGCTGCCCGGTGCAATCCAGCTCGCGCCCTACATGGTGGAGATCGCCAACGCGATCGGCGACGACGAGCACGAGCGGGTCACGGTCTGCAAAAGCGTGCGCATCGGCTACTCGACCCTACTGACGGGCTCCATCGCCGCCATCGTCGCGACCAATCCGGGGCCGATCCTGCTGTTGATGCCGACGGAATCCGATGCGCGCGACGTCGTCGTGAGCGAGCTCGAGCCGATCTTCGCCGCCACGCCCGCGGTGGCCGGCATGCTCGAGGCCGACGTCGCCGAAGGCGCCCGCAATACGTTGCTCTCGCGTCGCTTCCCTGGCGGCTCGCTCAAGATCGTCGCCGCGAAGGCGCCCCGGAATCTTCGACGGCACACCGCCCGCGTGCTCCTGATCGACGAGGCCGACGCGATGGAAGTAGGCGCCGAAGGCTCGCCCATCTTGCTCGCCGAGCGCCGGACGCTGTCCTACGCCGATAGAAAAATCGTGCTCGGCAGCACACCGCTCTACGAAGAGACCTCGCACGTACTGCGGGCCTACGCACAGAGCGATCAACGCATCTACGAGGTGCCGTGCCCTGCCTGCCAGGCCTTCACCGAGGTCATGTGGGGACATATCGAATGGGAAGCAGGTCAACCTGAGACCGCGAAGTTTCGCTGCCCGCACTGTCAGGCGCTCATCAGCGAGACGCACAAGCCGGCGATGGTCGCCGCGGGCCGCTGGCGGGCGACGCATCCCGAGGTGCAAGGGCACGCCGGCTTCCGCCTGAACGCGCTCGTCTCGGGACTCGCGAATGCGACATGGCCGAAGCTGGCGAAAGAGTTTCTGCGCGCGAAAGACGATAGCGACGAGCTCCGCGTCTTCGTCAACACGATCCTCGGCCAAGGCTGGAAGGAAGCCGCCGTGGAGGTCGACGAACGTGACCTTGCCGCCCGTCGGGAACCGTTCGGTCTGGATCGCATCCCCGAGGACGTGCTCGTCATCACGTGCGGCGTCGACGTTCAAGACGATAGGCTCGAGGCCTCAATCGTCGGATGGTCGCGCACTGAGGCCTTCATCTTGGGGCACTTCGTCGTGTGGGGCAGCCCGGATGAAGACGCGACCCTCGCCGAACTCGACGAGCTCCTGCGCAGCCGTTGGAAACATCCGAGCGGCGTCATGCTCGGCGTCGACGCGACGATCATCGACTCAGGCGACCGTACCGACCGCGTCTATGCGTACGCCTTCCCGCGCATCGGCCGCCGCATCTTCGCCGGTAAAGGTGTTGCTGGAACCCGGCCCGTCTGCGAGCCGTCGCGTGGGAAGGTCCGCGGTGGCCGGCTCATGCTGATCGGCGTCGACACCATCAAGGCGACGCTCATGGATCGTATGAGCCGCGGCCGTGCGCTCCGATTCAGTGACAGCCTCGAGGCCGTCTATTTCGAGCAGCTCGCCAGCGAGCGCAAGGTGGTGCGCTACACCCGCGGGCAACCCGTGCGACGGTTCGAACGGAAGCCGGGCGCCAAGGCCGAGGCACTCGATTGCCTGGTCTACGCCTGGGCCGCGCGGCACATCGCTACCGTGAGCCTCGAGACGCGCGAAGCCACGTTGCGTGACGGACTGCCCGCGCCGACGGCGCCAACGGCAGTTGCATCGCCGTGGGTATCGGCCTGGTAGATTATTCCGTATGGCTAGACCGCTATTGACAACGACACGCTTTCTGATACTGGAACGGTAGGGGGATTGGGTGGGGAGCATGTTCAGCGATCGTCTACGCCGATGGCTGCCGACGCTGTGGACCCGGCGCTTCGATGCCGCGGCGGGCGGCCGACGCTGGCAAGGGTCGCAGACCTTCGGCACCGTCAACAGCGAGATCGGCGCCGCGGCTGGTCCGGTCCGTCGTCGCGCTTCCTACTACGCCCGCAACAATCCGTGGATCGCGAACGGCGTGAACGCGCTCGTGAGTGGGCTCGTGGGTGCCGGCATCACCCCGCAATCGCAGCATCCTGACCGCGCCGTGCGGGACGCCATTCATCGCACGTGGCGAACCTGGACCGGGAACGCAGACGCCGACGGCGTCACCGACCTCTACGGCTTGCAGGCGCTTGCCGTGCGGTCGCTCGTCGAGACCGGCGAGACCTTCGCGCAGCTCGTGCCAACGGCTGACGGGCTCCGCGTGCGGTTGCTCGACGCGGACATGATCCCGCTCGACGAAACCCGCGAGCTCGAGGACGGCCGGCGGATTCTGCAAGGCATCGAGCTCGACAGCGACGGATCGCGCGCCGCATATTGGGTGCATCGCACCCGCCCGGACGTGCCGTCATTCTCGACCGAGCTCGTGCGTGTGGAGGCCGCCGCGATGGCGCATGTGTTCGTCCCTCTCGCGCCGGGGCAGCTCCGCGGGATTTCATGGCTCGCGCCGGTCTTGCTTCGTCTTCACGAGCTCGACCTCTACGAAGATGCGCAGCTCGTGCGGCAGAAGGTCGCCGCCTTGTTCGCCGGCTTCGTCGTCGACCCGACGGGCTCCGGTGCGTTTGGTGGCGAGACGACGGCACCCGGCGTGCTGCAAACGGGCCTCGAACCCGGAACGTTGAAGGTGCTCCCGCCGGGAACTGACGTGCGGTTCTCGGAACCCGCACAGATCGGCGACGCCGTCCCGTTCCTGCAACTCCAACTTCGCTCAATCGCCGCCGGTCTCGGCGTGCCGGAATATTTGTTGACGGGCGATCTGTCGCAAGCGTCCTATTCCAGCCTCCGAGCCGCGCTCGTGGAATACCGCGCCCGCATCGAGCAATGGCAATTCGGCGTGCTCGTGCATCAGCTCTGCCGCCCGATCTGGCGCGCGTGGATCGTCAACGAGGTGCTTGCGGGCCGTCTGCATGGCGACCTGGATACGCTCCTCGACGTGCAATGGATCTGCCCGGCTCAGCCTTGGGTCGATCCCCTGAAAGATAGTCAGGCAGCCCGCGAGGCACTCGCGGCGGGCCTCACCAGTCGGCGCCGGGAAGTCGCCGCGCTCGGCTGGGACATTGAGCAGCTCGACGCCGAGATCGCTGCCGACCAGGCGCGTGAACGTGACCTCGGCTTGCGATTCGAGACCGAGCCGCCGCGCCCACAACCGCAACCGCTCCGCATGGTGCCACATGCCGCTTGACCTGCACACTCGCCGCGCGGCCCTCTCACCGACCTCGATTGACGAGGCGACTCGTACGGTCGACGTCGTATGGTCGACGGGTGCCGGCGTGCGTCGTCGCGATGCGGCTGGACCCTACGACGAGCGGTTGAGCCTCGAGCCGCAACACGTCGACCTCGGGCACTTCATCGGCGGCCCGGTGCTCGACGGACACCGTCAGGACAGCGTCGATCAAATTCTCGGCGTCATCACCGCCGCCCATGTCGACGGCCGGGCCGGACACGCCACCGTGAAGTTTTCCGAACGCGCCGAGCCGGTCTGGCGCGACATCAAAGCCGGCATTCTCCGCAACGTCAGTGTCGGCTACCTCGTCGAGCAGTGGCAGGACGGACGCAGCGCCACCGGCGCCCGCGTACGTACCGCCGTCCGTTGGACACCGAAAGAACTTTCACTCGTCGCTATTCCTGCAGACGCAGGCGCGACCACAAGAGGAGACACCATGCTTACGACTTCCACACCCGAGATTCCCGTCACCCCTTCGCCGCCGGAAATCCCGATCATCCCGACGGTGCCCGAACTGGCGACCCGCCATGCCGAGATCCGCCGGCTTGTGCGTGCCGCGAACCTCGAGCACGCCGTCGCCGATACCCTGATCGACCGCGGCGCCACGCTCGACGACGCGCGCCATGAGATCCTCGATACGATCACGGCGACCCCGGTGCAGGTCCGTCACCAGCGCATCGACATGGGCGAACGCCACGATGCACCCGAGAAGCTCATCGAGCGCATGAGCGAGGCGCTACACTGCCGCATGAGCGGCACGGCACCGAGCGAGGCCGCACGGCCCTACCTGCATCGGCGCTGCGTGGATCTGGCCGGCGACCTCTTGGAGAGCCGCGGCGAACGGGTGCGGATGCTCTCACCCGACACGATCTTGACCCGTGCCATGCACACGACGGGCGACTTCGCGAC